CCATGAAAGAATACTCTTTGAGAACGTTTAAGCTCCCAATGAGGATTCCTTCAAGGGTTCAACGATCCCAGTTTACAAAGATGGTCTCTGTAAAAGGAGTCATTTTCCCAACTGGATATACTAGAAGAGACTTCTCTGAAGTCTTGGATAGGATACTCAAACTCAATGAGAGAGAGAGTAGGAGGCTTGAGGATACATGGTTAGCCATCGCAGGGTTCCTTGCGATTGCTTCACCTGGTATCATTAAGGGGATTCCCCTTAATGAAGATGGTAGAGCAATCAAGGGAACCTGCGATAGACTATTCCACTGGGTCCTCAAGTCTTGGTGTAACCAGGGAGGAGATTGGGTTCTCACCCATCTCAAGAGTCTCTGCGATTGGGCCCTGTACTACGCGGTTGAGAGTGATTACTCTCAGCCAGAAATAGTACCGGGCTCGCTCGGATGCTCTAGAGATGGTTGGGCAACCTTCTCCTTTCTCAAAGGAGGACTCTTGTGGGGTATTCGCCCAACAAGAGGCCCTTACTCTGAGATTTCCCGGGAACAAACCAATTTCCTACTCTATGAGTTCTACTCCCTGAAGGGAGCTCTCCCTTTGCCCTCTAAGGCCCGTGAAAATGCGGCCTTAAAGAAGCATAGAGAGACTCTTTCTTCAGGGGGAACAACTCCCTCATACCTCATTGAGTCTGCTAAACGATGGGGCAGGGCCTATAGAGAAAAGTTTCCTCCAAAGGAATCCTCTATGAAGATTACGATCAATTCCTCTTCCATCCTTGAGAGTTCACGCTCTCACGGAGGAAGGTCGGAATGGCTTCGCAATCTCATAAAGGAAACTAAGGAGAAATTCTCCCCTATGGTCCACATTCCTGGTAAGCTTCCTTATATGATCTACTCATGGGACGGAACACCTTTAGCGTTCTGTGAGGTCTCTAGGCTTTCTCTTGAAAGTCTCTATGTAGATGTAAGAACCTATATAGAGAGAATCGATGAGAAGACCTTTGAGAGCTCAACGGAACAAGATGAATCCGGAGCATGGCAGAAGATCATTATAGGAGTCTTACTAGATATGGCCGCATCGAAAGGACTAGTACCGACCCTCTCTGGAGGAACTTGTATATGGCCATGTGAAGGATCAACATCCTACACAGGGTTATATACTGTTCCTCCGGAGATTCCTGAGGATTTCACACCGGAGATCTATGAGACCAAGGCCTCAGTAGTGAATGAGCAAGGGGACAAAGCCAGGATCATAACGATCCTTAGCGGAGTCCTCTCCACTCTACTTCATCTACCGAGAACCTATTCTTACAGCTCTCTTGAGCAAAATCCTCAGATAGGTACGATTGGAGGAGAGGGAACTTTAAATTCCTTCATGAAGAAAGTGAATGGTCACCTTAAGAGCCATCCGAACTTTGATCTTAGTGATAAGGAGATCCTGTCTCTTGACTTAACAAGAGCCACGGACACCTTTCACCAAGATCTCTGTTCGGCAATCTCTCAGGGTTACTTCTTTCACGATTCCTCACCGAAGATCTTAAAGATCCTCCTTCCTCTCATCACTAGTTCTTTTAGCGTTGAGTATCCGAAAGACTCTGGAATCCAGAGACTAGACGAATCGAATAGAGGGATCCCTATGGGTAACCCCTCAAGTTGGTTCATTCTTAATTGCTTCACTGAGTTCTTCTGGGATCTCTCAGGATTCCTCGCAGCATATGCGAAGTTCCTGAAAGGCACCCCTGAAGAGCAAATTGAAAGACTTTTTAAGAAAGACGGAAACTTGAGGGATAAATTCTCGAAAGGCCTTCGGGCTTTTCCGAGAATCCTAGGGGATCCCCTTTCTTCTCGCTGCGGTGACGATCAGATTTCCATCTGTGGGCACTTCAGAGCTCTCATTTTTGAGAATCTCTTAAGGCTCGGTGGAGGAATCATATCGCCAGGGGTTCATTTCAGAAGTAAGACCTTTGGGATCTATACAAAGCAATTCTGTCATCTCAATAGAGACAAGAGAGAGTTAAGCTTTGTAGACATCCTAAGGGTCAGAGCTCTGAGTACCCCTGACAGTCGTCTACCCGGAAAGAAGGAAGTTCCTCCTTCCTGGTCGAGAGGGAAGGCCGCCTTCGGGGAACTCGAGTGGTGGCTAGGAGATGAACTTAGAGATAAGATCTATCGATCTTCCTCTACGTTCCTCTCTTGGCGCTACTTCGATTTCCTCAAAGGGGCCCGCTCTCTCGGCATTGAGTTATATCTTCCACAACCGTTTGGGGGTTTAAACTACCCCTATTACCGTCGTGATAAGATTAAACTCGATGGGAAGACCAAGAGGATGCTCAGCATCCTCTTGAGGAACGACCTTTCTTTGTCTAGTCTCTTGAAGAATTGGAGGCTCGGTTCTCTTTGGAGCACGGATCTCTCATCAAAGATGGGTGAAGTTGTGGCGGAGACCCTCGAAGGTTTTCTCTCGGACCTGGACACGTCCAGTTATGAGAGGTTCACCTTTGAGGATCTCCCCAAACCAACCTATCCTAGATGGTGGGAGATCGATGCATACAATAAGAGAATTGCGTCAATCTCGAACTTTAAACCCTTAAAGGAAGTCATTGATGAAGTTTCGGGAAGGTTAATGGATGTTGCATCCTTTAACTATCCCGGAGCCTCTCTCAAAGGCGTTCCATCTTTAAGGAAAGTGGCTTCGAGATTCCAGAAAATCAGAAATGAAATTCTGGCCTCCGATTCTTATAATTATCAGAGTCTTAAAATCCAAGACTTCAGAGAGTTGGGAAAGCGAATGGACTGGAAGATGAAGGCCCTGCTGGTTGACACCAGTGGGTTCTCCTTTCTTATCCCTTCGCTTCTCTCTGTAGTCAATTCTAGTTAATCGTTGAACTCTTAGGGATTCCTCCCCAAGAATTCAGCCCCCTTACGGGGGGTGCCTCCTTTTGGAAGAATATAGAGCTCACGCTCTATAGG